AATGTAAAGAGCCTCATTGAAGGCTACCCCAAACCCATCCCTGACCAGCTTAGAGTAATAGACAACATTATCTTTGCCAATAACGAAGAGCCTGTCACGGTGAGCCACAACATATCTAGCAGACGCAGGAGGTGGTCTGTTCGCCAGCTCCCCGGAGTCAGTATAGAGGAACTTGCCCGTTGCTGCGGTTGTATCGGGGATTGCATCGACAACAGAGATATAACCAGTGCTGGACTCTGAGTCTGCATCAAGAGTCATGATGTGATTATAGATGCTTCCGCCAGAAGCAGTCCGGTAGAGGGCAATCTTAACCTCATCCCGATAGGCGTCCTGTAGGTGGGGGAACGGGTTATAGGTTCCGATCTCAAGAGCGGCCAGCGTGACGGTCACTTTCCTGTTTGAACTATTGGCGGTTACTGTGACTTCTCCTGATGGCTCGCTTTGGTGAAGGTTGCCCTGTCCATCGACCCACTCCCACACAGCCTTATAGTAGTACACCCCGTCAGTAAGGGTATCCGAGCCTGAGTATGATAGAAGGGTTAGCCCTATCGAAGGCCTGTTGGGGAAGTTGATTGCATGGAAAGCATCACCGTCATACTGGAATAACTCCTTGTCTGCCACGTAGAGCACATCATGGAGCATCCCCTTGCTTGGTGCTGGAACATCCACCCGCTCCTCATTGTATCTCCTGAAGTCAAACAGGTGAGTCGTCGAGTTGAGTACAAGATCTCCAGCAGTCCCGAACCTCTCAAAGGCATGTCCAACAGGGATAGAGACCGCTTCGCCATTAAGATGAGCTGCCAACCCTGAAGCTGATGCCGACTTAAACCAGTCAGACCGCCACTCCTGATTGAAGGAATTAAGCGGCAAATAAGTTCTCTTCCAAGGAGGCTTAACCGGGTCAACCAAGTATGTCCCATCAACCTTAAAGGAATAGACGGCTACAGGCCCACCAAGGAAAGCCATGGTGCTTAAGGTGCCTCCACCACTCGCGACAACCGTTATAACTCCAGCCCCAGTCCCTGCAGAAGCATATCCTGCTCCATTATAGCTGTATGTCAGCCCAGAGCCCGAGGCCTTGTAAAAGGTAAGAGTGTCGCTGAAGATGATTGGTGGCTCGAAAGTCACTGTCATGGGGGCGCCACTGGATGCAGCCGCTATCCCATCAAAGAGATCGGTCCCATTGAACATATTTGCGACAATGCCTGATGATGACGCCCCCGATACTCCGCTGCTAAAGTTTCCGGGGTCATCGCTCGGGTCAGTATCCCACAGTGTAATCGTCTGTAGCGGGGCCGCTGACTCAACGGTTGGAGCAGTTTTCCCTGAGTTGGAGTCCTGATAGGTCCCTACCGACCATGGGTTTCGACCGAGGAGAAAGGTGGCGCTTCCTTTTGTCGTCAGCCACTTATAGCTTGCAATGGCTCCTGAGAGACTATTGTGCACCCCGTGCATTATCGAAACTCTTTGCTGCCCTGATGCGGCTGCTGGACCTATCGCCGCCTCTTCTCCGTACTCAAAAAGGAATATTACGTCCTGATCAGAAGAATATAGCGGGTTAACATCATCCCTAAACATTCCCTTTGTGAGGAGCGTGCTGATTGCTATTGCTGCCTCAGTATAGGATGTTGCTGCCTCAGCACAGGTCTTAAGCCTTATGTTCGTATTGTCATGACAGAAGAAGGATAACTTGTTCGCGTGAGTCCCTGTCACCTCTGCCCGGTGTATAGCCAGGTGTCCCTTGAGGGTATGAATTGGTCGCTTCCACTCATGCACCCCTACCGAGGTCATGCTCTGCATCTCATAGTACGCCTCATAGTCTGCCTGAGCAGTTCCCCCAGAGGTGTATGACCCAAACCCTGAAGAGTCTATCCCGTTGAGAGTGAAGGCATTCGAACTAGTTACTGTTATCGTGTAGGTGTTTCCGTTCAGCTGCGTCATGCCAGACACGCCAGAAATCTTTACAACATCCGAAGTAGCAAAACCATGACCCACAGCGTTAATAGCGCAAGGATTGGCTTGTGTCGCTGCGGAAATTGAGGCGGAAGTGTTGTAGGTAGCATAGACGTTAAGCTTCGACGTATTTGAGCTCGTGCAAACATCAAAACTTGCTGAGGTCGTAACATAGGCTGCACTCACCGCCAGAGGGTAACTTGAGAGGGGAATCAACACCGTTCCCGATGCCGACTCCTGATCCGACGCATTGTCTACCCGGATGGTTGCAGAAGTGGGGAGGATAGTCCAGAGGTTAAGAGTCCCCTCATCTTCACCAATAACTACAAATCTTCCCGAAGAACTATTATAGACAGGACGCATCCTTCTGCCGTTGTTCCCCGAGTACTGGGCTGCTCCAAGCTTCAGGTCAGAAGCCATCACAGCATTAGTCTCTCGGTCAATAATGGATGCTCGCTTCGTATAAACCTTCTTGTCGTTGGTTCTATCCCACCCGACATCAACGAACGTCACACAGGCATACTTCCCGTCGCTACTGAATGCCGTTTGGGAGTCCTCTTGTCGATACTGAGAGCCCTTTGATACTGGGATGATTTCGTAATCAACCCCCTCCGAGAACCCCTTGTCTCCAACAAACTGACCTGAGCCCGGAGAGTAGGTGCTTGCCGGAGTTACTGTTCCAGCAGCTCTGTCACCGATAATCGTATTTCTTGCTACAAGACTACCTTTATACCCGATAAGATCACTACATGCCTGATCGACTAGGGTGTATCCCTTCCGCTTATTGATTGCCCCAAGCTTGTCAAATCGTCCATTCTCAAGGGTGGTGAGATTCTCCTTGGGAAGAGCCTTATGGTCTACCTTCCCCTGAACGCCTTTTGAGAACTTGATGCTAGCTTTTTGTTTTCTTAGCGGCATTTAGAACACCCACGCAGTGATGGTTGAATTGTGCGTTGGAACCAGCTTCAAGTAAATTGAGTCATCCGGACTTATTTGCTCATAGATAGAGCCATTGAAATAAGTCCCATCAGCCTTAATGCGCCTAACAATCATATATCCCTTGTAAGACCTGCCAAGGCCATGAGGGATAATTGTTCCTGCTGTTGTTATATCTGCGGTAACTAGCTTCCCGTCAAGAATCGCTACATCTTTAAGCGGCCCCACAGACTCCTGTAGGGTTGATTGCAGTCTGTTTATCTGGGGATTGTCCCCGTGAGTGGGGTCAAACCGTTTCACGCAAAACCTCTCAGCCAGCCGGGTCGTGTTCCCTCTAACTCATCGAGTATGCCTGTTGACTCTCCTGCATCCCTATTGGCTGCTGCCGCATCTATCCGCTCTCCTATCGCTTTAAGCTCTCGCTCAATAACAGTAGTACTCAGCTCCTCCTTCTCCTTCATCTTGTAAACCGCTGTGACCACGGCATACTCCTCCCAGTTAGACATGATGAAAGAGCTAATCTCATCATCATCCTCCTCCAGGTCCTGAAACGCAGGGATATACCAGAGTTTAACCGTTGAGGTGGTTGTTGGCTCAGGGATGATTTCAATACCATCTCCCCTGACTTGGTACTGGTAGTCAGCATATCCGCCTCTGCCAGTGATAGCAGTGGCGCTGTACCTGCTTCTCTCTTGGAACGAGAACCGTTTAGCGCGAATAGTCTCACCAGCCTCGATAATATCCAGCCCTAGACACTTATAAAAGTTCCTAACGCCTAACGAATCAAAGCTATATTTTGACTGCCCACTAACAAGATTGAACTCAACAGAGGTAACATAATAATCCTCGAACTTAAGAACTAGAATGTCATGCAGCTCGCCAAGGCCAACATTGATATATCTGTCGATCTCCCCATCACTAAAGAAGTTATTCCCGACAGCATCAGCCCTCGTTCTTGCTCGGCTTCTAAGCTTAGAAAGATCTGTTGGCATATCAAGTCCCCACGATGAATACTTCGCACTCAGGAGTCCCGCTTGCAGAAGTCAGGACGAGATCATTGGCAATAGCCACATCTGGTATGACGTAAATACCTCCAGCAGGAACAACAACATCAACATTGGATGTTCCAGCGGTGGTAACTCTGGCAGTCACACTGATAGCGGCGTCATTATTCTTAATCGCCAGCATCGTAATTCCTCCGGAGAACATAGACAAGTCAAACGTTTCTCCGTTATCATCACAATTAACCTCAAGATGAAGATACTCATCAGGCCTCAGCGCGTATGCTGAAGGCTTAAACTTCGTTCGTGGAGTACTGTAGTCAGAGACCTTGGAGTAAACCCCCTTGACCTCTAGCTTGGCATAGTCAGCCATAGCTACTCCTCCCGGCTTTCAAGGCATAACTCGATTGCATCCTTCAGTGAAGACGCAAAACCTTCCGAATCCTCAGCAAGAATCGCCTGTAGAGTCGCCTCAGCAGCTTCCTCAAACGCTTCTCCGTAGTCCGACTCATCATCAGATTCATCAGATTCATCATAGTCCGGGTCCTCTTTGCCCTTGGGAGGTTTCCCGCCAAGCATGAGCGCTAGTACATTCTTGCCCTTTTTAGGCATAAAACTCTCCAAGGATAAAGGAGGGGGGCTAGGCCCCCCATCCCGTATTTATCAAGTATCTTCTTTCAAGATGGCAATGAAGTGAACTTCAAGGTCCGCCGCCAAACTTGTCTGAATGTTACCCGCATCATCAATAAGCTTGATGACGAAATTCCCGCCGTCAGTATCGGCAGCTACCGTATGTGAAACAATCACGGGGAACCCTGACTCACCAGCAGCAAGAGCAGGATTCATAATTGTAGCATTGATACTAATAACTCCGTCATACTGACGGTCCAGAGTAACGGTAAATGCCCCGCTGGAAACGGCTACTGAGTAGCCCTCGCCACGAACCGTGGCAACATCATCCGTAAATGAGCCAGCAACAATCGAGCAGTTTCCACTGCTCTGCATTGAATTTAAAAAACCCATAATATTCTCCTATTACGCCAGTGCTACACGGCAGTTAAAGCCAGGTGCCTTGCAGATAAGGTTTCCGTAATAACCCCAACGGTATTCAACACCGTCGTTGTTGGCTTCCCGAACGCCCTTGAGTCCGTCAAAGTCCAGAATACGGGGAGCAGCTCCAAGAGACTTAAGCGCCCAAGTATCCATTTGCAGCAAATAACCGACGTCAATCGGACAGTTGTGGTCTGCATGAACAGTAATCATCCCGGTAGGAGAAGCAATCTGAAGGCTTGAAAAGCCAAACTGCCCCGTAACATCCTTTGGGTCATACCGACGACGGTGGTTTGCACCATCAACCGCAGCACGTCCCTCAAGGCTAAAGGCCAACTCAGCCCAGTCTGTTGGGTTGCAGAAGAAAGCATCAGGACGACCACCCTCGCGAGCAGTTCTCACTGCTGCGGTGATGATAGTCTCTTGGACACTTCCATCATGTGAAACGCGCTGACCACCCAGTCGGGTACTGTCTGCGGCCCGATCGACACCGAAGTGAGAATCGCCAGAAGAAGCAATCGCCGAAGGGATCCAAGAATCAAGACCTGACATCTTGATGTTGGCGCCACCGTTGGCAGCGTCACCCTCAACGTACAGGAAGTCACTGGTTGTTAGGGATGGAATACCTGTCGTCGAATTGACATTAACAGTCAAAACATCAGTATCCCGATTAACAGCCGTAACCTCAAGAACGCCATCGTAAAGAGCACTGCCATCGGTAGCACTCCCCTTGATTCGCATCCCGACCTCAAAGTTGACCGCATGTCCTGTAATCAGTTCAAGGGAGGTGTCCCCACTTGGGGCGGTAGAGCCATGACACTGGCCGATTGCACCAGTACCGCTCCGGTAAATGTCCCGGCCCATGGCCCGAGCAAGTGCCGAAAGCGCAGAATCTGTCTTGGACTTTGCAACGTCGAGTAACGATCCTTCATTACCGTCAGCGGCTAATAACGTTTCGTTATCCACCGTAACAACTGCATAGTCCTTAACGCGAGTCACAACGAAGTCTTGCAGCTTCGTCCCGCCTCTGTTGTTTTGAGCAGTTTGGAACGTGGCACTACGACCAGTGGTCAAGCCATATTCAACCGCATAGGTGGCGTTCTTCCCGGGAAACTTAGTCTCCTTGGGAATCAAAGCCAGTAGAGGGTTATTCCTATAAACAAGGTTTTCAACCTTCTTATAAGGATACATGTGCTTCATAGCAGCAGCAAAGTTAGTACTGTTAAAAGACGCCATAACGGTCTTTCCTTTCTGATTTAATCATTGATAAATAATTTGCCCTTCCAATAATCATGTATCTCCTCATCGGTCATATCCTCAGTAGGAGTCTTAGTTGGTTGGGCCTCTAAACTATTGGACAATGTTAAATGCGACCGTTTGCCCTTTTTTGCTGATGCGTCTAATCCATGTAACTTCTTAAATTTTGCAATAACTTTCGGGTCATTGAAGATTTGATCTTCCTTCGACCTTAAGCCTTCTTCAACTTTTTGAAATGCTTCATCAAATGACAGCTCAATACCCGTTTGTTGGTAATAAGCCCCGATGCCCTGTGCTATATCCTGAGCGGTACATTGCTCAGTCGTTAGTGGGTAATTCTCTGCGTCTGTAGAACCCATGTAATCTTCGATTTTCGAGTAGAACTTTTGAATTTCCTGCTCTTGCTGCTTGTCAGCATGTTCTCTGAGTTGCTGGTTGTCTCTCTTCTTCAGCTCTTCCTTCAGCTCCTTCAGCTCCCTCTCGTTCTCCGAGAGGCGCAGGTCAGAACCTACCTCGTTACTCCCCCGGGCGAGCCTGTTTGTCCAGTCGGCATAGAAGTCAATCGGGTCAATGCCCTGCTCTTTCAGGAATCCTTCAGGGTCTTTGATGAATGTACTGCGGAGCTCTTCCGCTCCGACGATTCGAGACTCTCTGTCAGCAATCCCCTGCTCTCGCTTCTTTAGTTCGATCTCACGCTTGTTCTGGTCCCGGTCCTTTTTGATCTTACTCGACCAAGAGGCGTCAGACTTCTTTGGCTCTTCCTTCGCCTCTTCCCCTGCTGGCTCTTCTTTGGCCTCGACAGCCTCTTCCTGCTCGGGCTCCTCTGCCGAATAAATGTTGAAACTCGGCATCTCCCCTTCACCGTCAAATACTTCTGCCGGGGCTGCTTCTTCTACTGCTTGTGTCTCTGCTGCGTCTGCCATTGTTTACCCTATTGCTGGAGGACCAATTGCTCCCGGGGGCATCGCTGGCGGTGCTCCCATCGGCATAGGCATTGGAGGCATTGGTGCTCCCGGAGGCATAACCTCGGGTGGCCCCATTGGTCCCGGTGGCATACCCGGTGGCATACCGGGTGGCATACCCGGCCCCATGCCCATTTCTGGTCCTGGTTGTGGTGGTGGTGCTGATGGCTCCAACAGGGCAACCGCTTTAGCGATCCAACGCCGAAGCTTTTCAAGCCGCTCTTCTGGAACTCCGTCAATCTTTGCTAGGCTATATGCTTGCTGGAACCGCTCAACCCCCCACTCTAAGTTGAGGTAGGGCTCAGGTGGCTCAAACTTGTTCTTGTTGATGATGCCATCAATAAGCTTATCTATCAGCTCCCGAGGAGCATTCTTTAACTTATCCGCCCTCTCAAGGTCTGGGAACGGTAAGATCTGATGTGCCTCCTCCGTAGTCAGCATACCATTCATATGCATCTCGGTGACACTGGCCAGCTTTGCCGCTGGAGTCTGAGGAAGAGAGCCAACAGGCTGAACACGCATGATGTACTCGTCATCCTCCATGTTCACCTCCCCCCAATTAATCTTCTCTACGCCCTCCTTTTCGGAGAAACTAATAGAAGAATACTCTTCCCCACTATCAACCGCCTCTTTAACGAGTTGAATTAGCTGCTTTGAGATACTAACAAAGGCCTCTTCATACTCCTGCCCTACAACCATGAACCGCTCTGACTCAATATCTGAGACCTCACGGAGGGCAACGGCTGACTCTATGCCTGTTGGCTTTCGACTCTGAGCAGACAACTGAGAAATACCCGTCATCTCATAAGCTTTTTCCACCAAGCGGTCTAAGTGTGAGAACATCTCACCCGAGACAGCACGGGGTAGAAAGAACTGAGGTGGCTTTCCCCTGTACTGAACCATGCCCCAGACCCGATTATTCATCTGGGCATTGACGATCTTACTGGTATCCTCAATAAAGACCTTTGGGGTGGCAAGGTGCATCTGCTGCTGAATCTGAGCAAGGAGCTTATTTACCTCTACCTGAATCCCCTTGACCTCTTTGGCCAGCCCATCACCCCAGAAGGACTCCGGTGATTCTGTCCATCGGATGAAGATGAAAGGGAAGTGGTCCCGCTCATACTCCTCATCAAGCAGGGTAGCAGTGGCAATAGAGATAATATGCCGCCCATCCCCCGACTCCGGGCCAGAAGGAAGGTGCCAGGATTCATGACATTTAATCAGGTCTGAATACCTCGACTCCTCACCCTCGTTGCTGTCAACCTCCTGAACAGCCTCTAATATCTGCTCCTTGTACTCAGGGAACTTTGCCGCCAGAACATGACGGGAGACCATCTTGGTCTGAAACATCTGACGAGGATCTGAGGTTGAGGACTCCCCCGCATCAATGGTCATCTCTGTCAGCAGGACCCGCTCAAGCTTAGTCTTCCCATGCTCTATCAGGACCTTGATGATTCCAGTGCCCACAATGCAAGCATCCAAGAAAGCCTTCTGAGCAATCTTGTAAGCATTCGTTGAGTAAATCTGGCCCTGCATGAACTTCTTGAGGTTCTTGGCTTTGTTCTGCTGAGACCAGTCACCGCCAAAAGTCAGGAATGAAATCCCCGGCCTGTGCTTCGCTATCTTAGCCTGAGCTGACAGGCAGAGAGAGTGCACAATATTGAAGGTCAACCGAGGCCTGTTGCTTCTATATCGAAATGTGTCTTCGGAGTTATGGAGAGGACGACCACCATAAAGACCGATGTAAACACTCAGGTCGTTATAGAAATCATTCTGGTTGTCCCTCAGCACAGTGATGTACTTATCAATGGCTAAGTGAGGCTCTTTTTTGCTCTGCCACCAGAATATGTCATCGTAAATTCCATACATGATCAGCCAGCACTCCAGTTCAAGATTTGATCCTCAGTATAACCTAAGAAATCAGATGAGTCAGCTTCACCGTTTTTCTTCTGCCCGTCATCAATCTGAGCATCTTTGTCGTAATTATCCATCGAAAACCCCTCGTTTGCAACAGAAACTGCGCCACCGTACATATTATTTGCCAGCGTCAGAGGGTTAACTATCTCGATTTGTATGTCATCTGCTTTATAACTCGTCACCCCAAACTGAGTGAGAATCTCCAAAAGCTTGCGTAATTTCCTAGGGTCTTGCGGCACAATTCATCCCTTACTGGTTATAGAAGACATCCGAGGTTGAGTACCCTCTTCCCCACAAGTCTTCATTATTGCTGCTCTTGCTCTCCTCCTCACGGAGAAGACGCTCCTCGATCTTGTCCTCCAGCTCCCGGTAATACAAAGAAGTGCCAAACTCAGTAGGCTTCTCCTTCTCCTCAAACAAGAAGTGTCTCGACTCCATCCATGTGTATAATGCAGCATCACTGAGATGGTTGTCAAATCGCTTGTCTTCGGATGTACCTGCCAGATTATACTGTAACTTATCCCACTCTTCGGTTAACTCAGAACCAGCCCTGACCTTAATTAACCCCTTGGCTAAATCAGAGTTCATCATGGTAATGAGCCCCACCTTGTCCCCGCTCTTCTTCGCAGGTTCAATCGGGAGGCTGGTCCTCTCCTTGAAGGTCTCAAGAACCATTCGGCTGGCTCCACCCCCAGTATCCACCACAATCTTGGTGAAGTTGTACCTGCTCTGGTACTCCCGGATGAGGTCCTCAACATCAGAAGTCAGCATGTGAATCTGCTTGAACTCCTCCACAATAAACAGCTCCTCATGGTCCTCTGAGAATGCCGCTATGATGAACGCTGTCGGGTCATTATATCCAAGGTCAATCCCCATCAAGTACTCCCAGAAACAATTCTCGGGTAGCTGGTCATAGAGATTCGCCTCAGAATACTTGTAGACAATGGACCTGTCGTCCTTAACCCACAGCCCCTGATACTCCCGCTTGTATGAAGCCTCTGTCGGGTCAAGGATTCCAGCACGAACATCCCGCTCAATCGCCGTAATAGCCTGAGCCATATAGGGGTTGTCCTTGATAGACCACTTGTGGACAGAGTACCCGTACTTTGCCGACTCGGTGACATCAAAGAAGAACCCCGCACAGATTTCATTCGGGGTGCTAATCATGGCAAGAGTTCCATCAGTGTCGAGAAGAGCAGGACTCAACACGTCGCGCACCAGCTCCTTGACGTTGATGTTAAAGAAGGCAGCCTCATCAAGAACAGCCAGGGAGAAGGCAGCCCCTCGAAGCTTATCCACATCCGAGGAATCATTAGCCCCAGTAAAGATAACCTCTGAACCGTTCGGAAACTTTGCTATCAGGGCAGCATTATTGAACCTGATGCCTAGCCGATACTGCTTGTCTGCCTGCTTGAGCATGTTCCAAAGAATCCGCTTTGAGGCCTCTCTGGTCCGAGCGATGTAAACGCATAGGGTCTCTGGAGTGTCTAAGGCTTCCTGTATCAGGTACCTCGACACAGCAAAGGACTTCCCCGCCCGTCGGGTGCAGAGCGCGGCCTTCCTCTTGGCAGGGTCATTGATGAACGCCAACTGCTCAGGGAAGAGGTGCCTCTTGAAGTTAAGGGTGGTGTCAGCGGTCCTTTTGATCACCCGCGCTTTCTTGGGGATTCCAAACCTGCCAACAATAGCTTCCATCACGTCCCGACTGGAGAGCGTCAGGGTGGGCTTACGCCTCTGGGCACTCCGCCTTGCTACTGTCTCTGGCTTCAGAATTTGCTTTGGCATGTAGCCTATCCACCAATGCGGGTAAGTAGAGCGAGTTAAACTTCAGACTCCACTTCTTTTTCAAACTAAACTTCTGACACCAGAAGGACCAGAAGGCCGAAGGAATAGGCCCCCCATCAGGGAACTGATGCCTAACAAGCCCATGGCCTATCCCGTGGTGTCTTAACCTCTTCTTCACGAAGATGTAAAGAAGCGTGGGAAACCCCAACTCCTCAGTATAAGCCAGCCAACCAAGGATATGATCTTCATCTTCCTCAGAGGCCGCTATCAGGATAGTAGCATCTTTAACACAACTATCAATAACTAATCGCGTGGCCTGTTTAACCCCGGGGATATTGTAATCAACCGACGCTAACCACGAATGGTATATGAAGTCTTCATCGAGCGGTTCATAATCTCTTATCTTAATCATGGCTTCTTGCTTGAGGGACGACCCTCTCTAAGTGTTTTACGGGCTAATGACCTTAATTCGTCATCTGTCATCGTTGCTATCGCGTCAGTCTTAAGCTCCTTCTCAATGCCGATAAGCTTCTTGAGCCCATCATAGCACAGGTCTAAAGTTTTGAGGTCCTTAGCTGTAAGCTCCTCGTCTAAATCAATTATGCTTCTTAGTCTCTCAATTTGCTTCCGAGTAATCATATACAAGTCATGCAACAGCTTATGATTATCCGCACTTTGATAGACCGTAATGTTCTGGTCTTTAGGCATTATAGGTCAAGAATCACCCGTTTGACCAAAGTCTGTCAAGACAAATCCACATACCCAATTCTAACGAAATCAGGTACTTAGAAAAAAAGTTTGACAGAGGGGGGCAAGAAGTACATAGTCCTCACATCCCCCCTTAAGTCATGTATTACTAGTATTGCTAGTATCCCTTTAGAGCCTTCAAGGTCTTCAAATCGACCAAAAATTCAAGGAGGGTTACTTAATCATTAAGACTTGCATGTAAAGGAGGACACCCCCCCCAGAGTTCGACCAAGCAATCAGGACAGACATGGTGCCTTACTATGACATTGCAGCCTAGCATGTGCCTTGAGTTCTTAGGTCTGGTGCTTGGTCTCTCCTGTCATGCGCTAGGTACCCAGACCATCCCTACCCTAGACCTCCACCAGATACATAAACACGGTGCTCGAATGCTTAGACTGCTTCTTCTTCTTTCTCCGTCCCTTGATGGTGCTAGAGTGTATCCTTAGTACTACTAGTGAGTTCTTGCTCTAAGCCATTAAGCCCTGTGCCTTAAGAGTTCGGAGCTTCCCCTTCGGGTCGGGTGCTGCCAGGGGTCCCGTTCAAGAGGAACTTGAACCGACTTCGTCGCCCTTCTGCCCCCTAAGCCTTTGACATCAACACATTGATAAGACTTATTAACCGAGTGGCTTATTGATCC